CAGGGACAGTAATTGTTTGAGAAGTCCATGGTGATGTTTTACTTACAGGGGCAGGGCCAACGGCTCTTACTTCAAAAGTTAAAGTTGTCCCAGAAGCTAAACTATCAATATCAAAAACTGTATTAGTAGTTGTTATTGTTGTGTAATTACCTCCTCCTATTTTATATCGAAGATCAAAAAGAATAGATGATCCATTTGTTCCTCTTGACCAGTTCCAAGTAATCCTATTAACAGTATTATTATTAATCCTTACTTGAGAGAATGACCAAGCCAAACCAGAAGGAGGTCGAGGTGGCATATTGAACCAACTAATATTGTCTTCTTCTATTTTTGTTTCATTCGTTAAATCATCAACAGAGTCATAAATTGAATCATTAAATTGCACTGCTGTAATGGTATAAGTCCCATCACCTTGCTCCTCAACTGCTAGACATCTGAATTTTTGATTGGAATAAGCAGCCGAAAAAATGCCCTCCATGCTCCAAGTCCAAACAGATTGTGATTGTGGTGCTTGACTAAAAGCTGTTGTCGTAGCAACATTTCCAGAAATAGGTGAGGTGATTTCTCGTGTTTCAACTGTTCCATCAGGTAAGACACAAGACAAATACCCCTCGCTACCTGACATTTCGTCTGTATCTAATGTAATTGATGTAGTGGTTGCACCTGTTGCAATACGTCCTGAGAGTCTAGTTCCTATTCTTAATTCATCTGAAATTTCAAAAACTTGACCAGGAAAAACAGCAATACCTTCAAGTCCTACTGAAAAGCTCACAACTTCCTGATCTAATTCCTCTACTTTCATCATCCATCTTCCTAATCGTCTTGCGGCCCATTTCGATGCGCATCCAAACGCTGTAATGTCTTTTCTTTGATACCCGTATCTATCAATTAATGATTGATCTTCAACAATAACAAAATTAGGCTTATAAAAAATTTCCGGATCATTGTATTGAACTTTGACGGATGTACTACGAGTTTTCAAAGAAGAACCAGAATAATTAAAAACACCACCAATTACACTTGAATTGCTATAAAGATGAACAGGTTCAACATCTGTACCGTCTAAATTCCCATGATCTGCTGATAATTGAATTGTATTAGAAGACCAAAAAATCATGCCTCTAAAAACAGAAGCTAAATCACGAATTAAATTGTATGCAGAGTTTTGGCTACCGATAACTGTATTAATTGCAAAACGTGGTTCTGTTCCATCTGGTGTCGTTACTAATTGATTTGCATATTGAGAAAGAGGATATAAATCAACCCAATTTAAAGAACTTTCTGAAATGAAATCACCCGCACCCCATGTTTTATTAGTGCAAAGAGCGAAGAAAATACAAACAGGGCATGTGGTCCATCTATCAACTAATTGCCCATTAAAATTTGAACCTGTTGGAAAATCCAAACTTCCATCTCTTCGAACATTTGCGTTGATGGGTGTGGGAACAAGTAAACCTTTTATTTTATAAGCTCTATTGGGTAATTGAGGGAAAGTACGAGATGGCAACCCTATCCCGATTAAAGCAGTATTATTATAATTGACATGATTACGAATTTGTTCAGAAATACTTGTAAGAAAAACCCTGTTCTGACGGCCATTAGCAAGAGGTTCAGTTTTTAAAGATTCGTTTTCAAAATCTGTATATTTAATCTCAAAATCATCCTCACCATCTACTTTTTTTACAACTTTCACCTCAGAGGGAATAGAACTTGAAATATTAATCCAAGATGTTTGTATTTGATATTCACCAATAGAAATACCTTCAATATCTTTAGACCATTTTTCTTCCCATGATTGCCCTAGTCCTCTTACATAAACAACAAGTCGAATAGTTGCATTAAATAGTTGACCTTTCGCCAGACTTTCTTTAGCTGTAGAGAATAAAGATGGGATTGTAAATGTTAATTTAATATTATCAATATATGTGTTTGTTAAGGCTTGGATAAACTGTCCTCCTCCGTATTTTCTCTCTATAACCTTGTTATTAACGTCTAAAGTTTCACTATAGTTTTCTCCTATTTCCTGAGCAATTGAAACAATATTTTGAGAATCTATTTGATCCTGACCCTCAAGCGCCCCTCCATTTGAAAATTGAATTTCTTTTTGGCTTCTAGTTCCCGTTCTAAAATGCAATGGAATATTTACATTTTGAAAAGTTCCATTTGGATCATCTATTGTCTCTTTAAAATTATATTCCCTATTTTCATGTGTACTTGTCTCCGTTTCTATAGGTGTTTCATCTAAATAAACACCTTTCGTCCATCCAACTAATTCTTGTATTGGACCTTCGCATAAAACATCTATTAATTTAACAATAGAGGTAGATTTTAAAGCCATTGATTAAGTACCAAGGAATCTATAGCCGAGATAATCAATCCTTAATGTATTAACAGCAGTATCGCAGCGGAAATCTATCAATCTGACATATACCTCATATCCGTCTTCACCTTCTATTTTAGCAAAGCCAAATTGTGTTGCCCATCGATACTCTTGAGAAGGTTCCAACCTTCCTTGTACTGTGAATTGTGTATTTCCCACAACAATGCCACTTTGCTGGATGATAACTGCAAAAGTGATAAAACCATCTACTTTTGTCGTATCAGTAGCAGTTCCTCCAGCTCTATCATATAAACCATTATCAAGCAAAAAAGCCATTTGAAAATACCTTGAATCCCATCTACCACGATCTCCTCCCGGCCTTTCTCCTCGAACATGTGAAATGTGATAGAGATTAAATTCATTTGCGTAGTCACTAAAATCTAAAGGAACAGCTGCTGAACCCGTATCATCTCCTCCAACTGTTCTCAACCAAACCTCACCATGATCGTGAACAGAACTAGAGACCAGAGAATCAGTCCATGTTTTATATTGAACTCCGATCCCTGGACCTTGATTAGATGCTCCACCTAAAGCGAATGTATCTGCAAATGTATCTGCAATTTCCAAACCATTTACTCTCATTGTCTGAACTCCAGGGCTTCCAATCCATTCGTTTAATGGGTCACTTTCATCTGTCACCTCAACTGAAGCTGTAACTGTATGACTTCCAACAATACATTGACCAAAGACTAAGGGAATAACTGCACCAGCTCCAACTGTATTAACAGGTCCACGATACGCATAAGACTGCGAGCCGTCCATTCCTCTAATAGAAGAGCCTGGGCCTCTGTCACCTGATTGAGAAGCACTTCCTATTACATTTAACGGGCCTTCAGGTTGAGGTGAAAGCATTTGAGCAACACCACTAAGAGCTAACAAAGCACCAACATTTCCGCTAATTGCAATTGCCGTAGCTAGCGCACCTGTTGAAATGGCTGCGTTGCCTGCCGCTATGCTTGCACCAGTAAACCCACCAGCTGTCAAAGCCCCCCAACCACCTGTAACAATAGCTAATCCAAATAATGCTGCTCCTGATAGTAGTTTCCAAAAACTACTACCACCAATTACAGGCGCAATAATCAGATCATTACTACCAAAAGGCAACAACATATCTTCCAATTCAAAATCTGTTCCTGCTTGAACGACCCTATATCCAATACCTCTTTCACCTGATTCAAGTAATTCCTTTTGAAAGCCAGGGTGATTTATACATAAAAGCTTTATTGCATCAATAGGAGTACGAAGATTGTAGTACTCATGAACTGCACCGAATTTTTCTCCTAATTCATCTAGGAGTAACACCCGTTGCATATCTAAAAAAAAACGACCTTTGTACTGATTATATAGTAAGAGTTAAACGGCTAAATGCATACTAAGAAGGAAAGATAGTTACCCACTGATCTTCTGGAATCAAATAAATATGCCAAGGTAATTTGAATTGTGAACAAGCTATCTGATCTGCTGGACTTGCTTTACCTCCTTTTGGATGTGAATGAATAATTGCTTGAATCTTTCCATTAGCTCTTGCT